CCTTCGAGGATATAAAGAGAGTCAACCCTGATACAGGTTTCCGTCTTTATATAAGCAAGTCAGTCTGTAAGACCTCTACTTCTTCCCAAACATTATATATCTAAAGCGATCCCAGAAGGTCGCTTTTTTCTTGCGTACTTTGCTTTCTAGCCTTACAACATAAGCTTGTTGATGAGCAATAAATTCTATGGCACTACTTACAAAATGGGCTTGTTTTGCATTTGTCTGTAAAAGCTTTATGGCATAGGGCTTAAGCAGTTCAATATCTTCCATGTTCTGTATGAACTGAATGGACTTTTGCACCTCGAACTCACCCTCAAGGCTGTAGCTGCTGGTTAATGTATCAATAATATTTTTCATAAAGTAGGCCATAATTTTTCTTTCACCAGTTTCACAATCTCATCATCAATTTCTGTTTCTGTAGATGCGCTGTAGTCCTCCAAAAGTGAAATCACCAAAGATTTAACTGCATTACTCTTTACGAAAAATTTTAAAATGGGCTTGATAATTCTAATCATTAAATTGTTTGTTTTTCCAAACATAGCTAAAATGCCAGTATTAAACAAGAAACCTTAATTTTATGGAAGAAGAAAAAGACAGTAGAGTTGAAACTATTGTTAAAATTTCCATTTTGATTTGGAGCGCAACGCTGTTATCTCTCTCATATTACGAGCCTCCAGACGGTAAAAAAATTGTGGACTTTGATCCAACTTTTATAGCCTCGATCTTCAGTGCGTCAACTGCTTCTCTGGGCCTAAGTATTGGTAAAAAAGGCAACAACAATAAAAACGGTATAGTAGATAATAAGAATACTAAATCTGGAATCAAATGAAAAAGTTTTTAATTCTTGCAGCGTTACTTATGCCAGCGGCGCAAGCTGACATGATTCACAAAATGACCAGTTCGACTCAACTTACTGTTGACGGTGCTTACACCGTTGCTGAACGTGGTGCTAGTACATATAGTGTTTCAGGTTCAAATATAAAAGTTGCATCCGCTGACGATCACTTCGGAAAGTTAGTTGCACCAGCAAGTGCTACAGCCGCAGCCACATTAGATGCTGGTACCTATGACGTTAATACTGCGGGAAGTGCATTTTCTTTCCAAGAGTCATTTATTTCTGGTGATGCCGCATATACAGTCGGCTCTGGAGTAGATGTCGCTTCGGGGATTATTGCGGATCTGCCTGTTTTTAGTAAGACAACAAGTTATTCTGGTGGGGTTGCTGGAAACTTAGCTGGTACTGTAACAAGTGCAGGGCTAACAACGGTGACGGCTGGTGGTGCTGGTACTACTGCTATAGGCCAATTTGTAACAGAACTTTCAATATTAGATTAATGAAATGGTTAGGTTTATTAATTTTATTTATATCTAACCCACTGTATGCAATCCCTGTCGTCCCAAATTTCAGTCAAGGCTCGAGTTTTAGCACCACAAGAACAACTACTAATATCAACGAACAGATTAAAACAGTGGAGTTTTCAGGATCTACTTACAGCGTTACAGGTTCGGGTGTCAGTGCTGACGGTAGTATCAGTCCTAAATATACTGACTTACAAACCACTTTGAACGGTGAAACTTATACATGGAAACAAGTAGATCTAGACAACAAAGCAAACTTTTCACTAACAACAAATGGAGCAGCCTTTCAATTTACAGAGGTTTACAAACAGCCCTCAGTAAGCAGAATTACAGACGTAACAAGACAAATAACATCAGAAAGCGTCACAGAAACCACTACAGTATTCTCGCAATAACAAGTCTTACTTGTCTCATAAATAAGCCAATTTTAGCAAATTCTTCATCAACCGCAGCGCCCGTAGCTCAGTCGTCATCAAGCGTTTCCAATCAGGCGGTGCAAGTCTTACAAGGCAATCTCATTGAGTCTCAATTTGGCGGTGGTGTAGTTTGCCAAAACTCAATGCTCACTATCTCTCCGTTTGTAACTACCACGTTCAATCAAAAACGTCCTCAAGACTTACGCTACACAACGCCTGTATATAATTTAGCAACTGACGAACAAGGGAATTTGACCAACGCTGGTGAGATTTTATATCACCAAGAAAACTATTCTGCAAACAAAGACAATTTAGGAATAAATTTTGGAATAGCAGCTACGTTTTCTATTCCTTTAGGATCTGCATATCAAGATGCCTGTTTACGATCAGCTACAACACAGGAGAAAATACAGAATCAAATATTAAATAATAAAAAATTAGACTATGAATTAGCAAGATTAAAGAATTGCGGTGAACTTAAAATCGCTGGAATCCAATACCACCCTAAAAGCCCATATCATTCTATTTGCTCTGATGTCATAGTTACTGAAAAGATGGGTCAAGTTATACCGCACTCACACAAAATTGACGTAAAAACAAAAAAATAGCCCCTTCAGAATCGCCTGTAAGGGGCTTGTAAAAATGTCTGCTTATGTTTATATCTTGTCTTTTTCTTCTTTTGAGATCTTTTTCTTTAGTTGTTTAAATATTGTAGAAATTAGCTTTTTTATCAAAGGAGCCAAAAGCGCAGAGCCACCAGCAACCACACCGAGCAAAGTAGTTGAAATAAGAGTTTGAGGCGTACCAATAAAACTCTCTCTGAATGGTACTTTTTCCCAATTTTCGACACACTCAATAACTCCATCTATTTCTATTCTTTCGTATGAATCAAATCTGAACAGCCTTTTATCATTTCTGTAATCACCTTTCATAAATTGAGGATTTAAAGGTGGGCAAGGTTCATAAAGGTCTTCTTCTTTTTTCTTTCTTGCAACTTTTTGTTCTTCTGATTTAATTTCTGGTTCTTGTTCTGCTTTGTTAGTCAAAGATGAGTATGTTGGGTTGAAGTACATAGGAGTGTAATCTAGTGGCTCAAAACTCGGCACTTGTAAACCGCACTCAATAACTGTGCCATTTTCATCAATATCAATCTGTGTTGCTAAATTATTTCTATGAACTTTTATACAGGCTGGATAATCAACAATTAATTTTGGTACTTTTTTGATGCGTGGAATTAATGGTTCATAAACTTTAATTTTAGGAACAACTAATTCATTTATTTTTATTTCTCTAATTTCCATTAAAAGGAATAGATACACCTGTTGATTTTGGAAGTTGTTTATCTAAAACTTTTCCCATAGACCCACTAACTTCAGAAAGTATCTGATTCATAACTTGGCTTTTAAATTGCTCTGACGTAACAAATCTGTAAGTAACAAATGCCCCTGCACTCATAGAAGCTACCATTACAAATGAAACAATACTCAAAATTTGACAGATGCGGTTTAGCATTTACTTAAAAAGTCTAGTGTTACTTTTCATTATAATAGTCACTCCTCCATACGTCACATTAGGATTTTTAACAAGAAAAATGGCAACTGTTAAGTAACTTTTTTCCTACGATAAAATTTTGTCTTACAAGCATTAGAACAATATTTTCTTCTTTGCTCTGTGGTAGAAAACACCTTACCACAGCATCTACACTGCTTTTCTATTATTTCGCAGAAGACTTTTTTTCAGCTTCTTCCTCTGCTCTATCAGCTAAAATTGCATTTATAGCAACTGCTCTATCCTGTATATTTTTCTGGACTTGAACAGCCTCTTCGTAATTTTTCTGTAACGTCTTAAGTTCTTCCTGTAACTCTTCAGTTGTCTTACGAGCCATAAATTAATACTTTGTTTTACCTAGTGTAACAGCAGCATCTTGTGCAGTAAAGTCCTCTGTTGTCCAGATAGAAGTAGTATTATCCTCCTTTTTATAGGCTTTGATAATTTCAAGATGTTCTACGTTTCTTTTAATCGTATCTTTCTGCTCATCTGTTAGAGAAGATAAGGCAGCAAGTTGATTGATAAGAGTTACGCTATCTCCAGCAAGTCTGAAAATTGTGGCAACTTCTTCTGCGGTACGTTCAGCCATTTGATTTTAATGTTTCAACCTCTATTGTAAGCTCTTGGATCGCTTTGACAAGAATAGGTATAAGTTTACCGTAAGAAGCCTCTAATTTATTTGGGTTATTTTTATTTACAGCGTGTATATAATCGTTTTTATCACCTAATGCTTCATCTAATTCCTGTGCTATAAAACCGAGTTCTGTTCTACCATTATTTTCACTTTCTTCACGCATTGCCCATGTAAATTTTCTAGGTCTAAGCAAATTAATAAGTTCTAATCCATCTGGTGAATCAACAATATCTGTTTTGTCTCTTGCGTCAGATAGAGAACTAATAGTTTGAACCTGACAACGCAAGGAGGTAATATTGCTATCACCTAAAGTAATTTCATTTGAAACGTCTGCTGCACTAGGCACAGCGTTATTTCCCAGACAAGTATTATTTGAACCAGTAGTTAATGTATTACCAGCATCCTGTCCTACACAGGTGTTTGTACTTCCAGTAGTGATTGATAGTCCAGTTTCAACACCGACACAAACGTTACCAGCACCAGTAGTAATTACAGTTCCAGCTTTATAACCTATTGCAGTATTGTCATTTGCTGTTGTACATGAAGTAAGAGCTTCATATCCCACTGCTACTCCATTTGCTGCTGTAGTACCTGCTGATGATGCTTTATATCCTACCGCCGTATTGTTGCCACCAGTTGTTCCTAACTGACCAGCCATTGTCCCCAAATAGGTATTGTAGCTTGCTGTAGTAAGGCTATATCCAGCATTATTGCCAAAAACAGCATTTCTTAAACCTGTAGTGTTTGTGTCAAGAGAATAAGCACCAAAAGCTGAATTTCTTGTACCAGAAGTTGTATTCCGACCACTATTTTGTCCAAAAAATGTATTTTGATCAGCAGTACCGTTTAAATCCTCTCCAGCAGCAGTACCTCCTAATGTGTTTTGTTGTGCGTCTGAGGATAAACCACCTGATATTCCTGTTAAGTTAGAACCATCTATAGCTGGTAATGCTCCAGTTAATTGACCCGAAGGCAAGCTAGTTAAAGAAGCCCCCGATCCGCTGAAAGTAGTAGCTGTACAAGTTCCATCAACATCTAAATTTGTACCGTTTAATAATTGTAATTCTGTACTTTTAAATCTTCCTGTAATAACATTTGAACCAGCTTTTCTATGTGCAAATTCGATAATTCCATCTTCTGTCCCAGAACTTGCATCATCTATCTTTCCTGTGATCTTTGCATAAACTTCTTTGCTACCGTCATCACTTTCGCCAGTAAATTTAAGTTGACCTAAGTAATCCGCATCTGCTGGAGAAGCACTATTTCTATATAACTCCAATTCTGGGGCCGCAGAACTACCAGCGTCAGTTGATGTAAGGGTAAAATTTCCTGTTCCTGTAATGTCTGATGTAAAAGCTGGTGAGATTTTTGATCCATCTATCGCTGCACTTGCATTTATATCAGCATTAACAATTGCTCCATCTGCTATCTTGGCTGATGTTACAACTCCACTATCAATAGTCCAAGTTGCACCAGAGGAACTAACAGTTATATCACCTTTATCTCCATCACTTACACCACCCCCTCCACCAATTTCTTTTATCGTTCCACCATCATTTACGTATAATTTCTGTGCTGATTTATCAATAGCAACTTCGCCATCAACAATATCGCTAGAAGTAGGTGTGCTTGTACCTCTCTTAAGTTTAATAGTATTAGACAAAAGATTTACCTCCTATTAGTTAAAAAGTGCCACCGTCCACATCAAACCCTGATGTAGCACCATCTTCAAGAAACGTGACTAACCCACTCAACGCAACTTGACTCATGCTTCCCGCATCATTAACGATAAATTTATCTGTTGCAACAAGTGTCGGTGTAGAGGCTGAAGTATTACCATCACAAACCGTATTGATTTCTGTGGTTGTTGCAGTTACTCCGTCTAAAATATTTAATTCTGATGCTGTAGATGTAACTCCATCTAAAATATTTAGTTCAGAAGTTGTTGCCGTAACGCCATCGAGAATATTTAATTCAGCGGTTGTAACTGTTGCACCGTCAAGGATTCCCACTTCTGTTGAAGTAAGTAAAGCTAAAGCAGCAGAAGCACCTGACTGACAACCAGATAAGTTATCTAAATCAGCATCATAGGCTTGAACATTCGTACCAATAGCTAAACCTAAAGCAGTTCTAGCAGCCGAAGCAGAGGTTGCACCTGTACCACCATCACCTATGGCTAAAGTTCCTGTAATTGAACTTGCAGCTAAATCAACAGCTATTTCAGTTGATTCGATAACAAGACCACCATTTGCTTTTAGATCAACACTTAATTCATTACCAGATTTATCTAATCCATTTCCAGCAGTGACATTACCACTAGATGAAAAAGTACTAAAAGCTAAGTTATTTGTACCAACTGTCGCAGTATCAGTTGTACAGACGAATCCAATATCTGCATTTGTAGAACCTTGCTCTACAAAGGTGAAAGCTCCAGCAGCGTTTGCACCAGTAGCTAAATCATCAGACCTTACCCATGAACTAGCTTTGCAAAGATAAATACCATTTTCTGAAGCTGTAGATTGATCTTTTACAAGTACTCTTTCATCAGCAGAAACAGCCACACCATCAATAGTTTGTGTACCAGATAAAGTTATATTTGCTGTCGTAGCAACCTTACAAGATTGTTTTACATCTAGACCCTCACTAACAGAATCTACATATCCTTTTGTTGCAAAATGAGCATCAGCAGTAGGAGTAACCCCTGATACTGGGTTTGTTGCACTTGCTAATTGGTCTAGTCTTGATGTTCTTACTTGTGTATCGAAATCGCTTACCTTTGTTGATGTAAGTGTTGGTATGTCTGCGACAACGAGAGATCTAAATGTAGGCGCACTAGCACTTCCAGTTGTTGGACCCGCTAAAATTGTATTTGCAGTTCTTGTATCAGTTTTACTAAAAAATGCACCAGAACCACCAACAGTGATAATCGAAGATGCTTCTCCAGAACCATTATCACCATATCCATAATATAGTTTTAAGTCTCCAGTATTTTCATTAAAAGCTAACTCTGATGGGGCAAGCGTTGAAGGTGCGCCAGCACTACCACTAGCTGCCCTTTTTTTAATTCTGATCGTGTTAGCCATTTAAAAACTACCCCCAAAGACTAATGTAAGTTTTGTTGTTGTTGAATCTGCTTTAAATGTAGCACTACTAGCATCATAATAAACAATAGATCCATCAACTTTATTAGCATCATCTACAATTAATCCAGATGCGCCTTGTGGTCCTTGTGGTCCTTGTGGTCCGGCTGTTTTTACAGTGACTACTCTTGTTTCACCATTAACTGTAACTGTATTTTTGTTTTGCGTGATGTTTATGTTGCTCATTCGATAGTTGTATAGCCCTCACTTACGAATATAGTACCTTGAATATAATATTCACGCTCATTATTTGAATTTAATAAAAGAACGTCATAAGCTAATTCATTTGGAGTAAACTGCAAAGTTTGTACATGAGTAAGACTCATTGTAAATTCACCGTTACTGGCATTTGTTTTAACAATTGTGAAATCAGCATATTTTCCGGTTCTATCTTTATCCCAAACTTGTGCAGCTATTGTGAACGAACTTAGGTCAATAGCAGCATCATTACTATCTGTGATTCTTATTGATTCTGTATGATCTGACCGTCTTTGAACAGTGAAATCATAATCACCAGCAATAATAGCCATTAACTTGCCTCAAGTGCAGCGACTTTTGTTTCTAATGTTTCTATTTTAACTATAGCTTCTTGAAGTGCAGCAGTTAATAATGGAACTAATTTTGATTGATCTATTTGTTGATAAACAGGATTACCATTACTATCCACATCATCTTTCACACCGGTCACAGCTTCGGGGACTGTTGTTACTTCATGTGCTAAAAATCCATCAACTATTTTTGTTGTATTAGTTTTGAAATTAAATCTACATGGTTTTAAGGTTTTTAACCTAGTAATGCCATCAGTCAAATCAACAATATTTTCTTTTAATCTATAATCAGAACCAGTGTTAAAAGCTGTGGTACTTCCGTTAGTGGTAATACTGCCAACATTAGTACCATTATATTCAAATTCAACTAATCTACCTGTACTTCCTGTATCAGGAAGTCCAGCAGATGCAAGCCTATTTATAAATAAGGCTGCACCAGTAGCATTTCCGCTTTTAACAAGAGATAACATTTCAAATCCAGCACCATTGTCATTTGATGTATTAACAAAAGCAAAACCAGCAGTATCTAAAGTGTTTCTTGTGTGATCGTGTGAAATTAAAGATCCTTCCTCTGTTCCAGAACCCATTAACGAAAGTCGCATGGTGCTGTCTGTCTTGAACACCATATCAGCAGCTTCATCAGTGTCTATTACTAAATCTCCTGTGCCTCTATGCACTAACTCTGTACTTCCTGTATTTGATGCTTTTCTTGTAATTGAAAAACCAGCAGTAGTAAATGATGTATCAGCAACAAGTCTAATATTTGCATCTTGGTCATTTACACCATTTGTTTGTACATTTAAATTTGCTCCACCTGAATTTGGAATAACATCAAGGACTCCCTTAAAAATAGCTCTGTCTGTTCTTAATTCTGCCATAGAAACAGAATTATTTGATATTCCTATAATATTAGTTCCTGCTTTGTAAAAACCAGTGCTTGATTGATTTTCAAAAGTGTAGGAAGGATCGCTTACAGTTCCGTCAGGGCCAAAGAAATTTCCGTTTGCTAAATGAATAAAAGATATTCTTCCGTCACTTGGAGTAGCCTTATAAAAACTCATCTTATTTGAACTGGTATCGGCATACCACATAAAGCCAAGTTTAGTTGTAGGCTCACTTCCGTATCCGTTGTTTATTTGTATAGCATTAAAAACATTATTTAAATCAGTACGAACATTAGCTCCTGTATCGTTAGCAATCTCATAATCGGCTGGTTTACTAGGCATTGTTCTACTTTTTTCTTTTTCCTATTATATTAGCCTGAACCATAACCAAAAGCACTATATGTGAAATTTCTAGCCACAAAACTTGAACCATTTTTTATACTTACCACAAAATTACTTGAAGAAACACTATCAATAGTAAAGAAATCTCCTGATTGCATATTATTTATATTTACAAAAACAATAGGATTAAAAGCAGATGTGCTTCCTCCTACAGCCGCAGTTCCTGTAAAAAATTTTTTAGCAAAAGTAACTGTTGTTGCACCACTTCCAGAACTTGTAAGAACACCGTTTGTTGCACTTGAATTGTCAATACTTCTTTCGGTTCTTGCTTTAAATACAAAATTCACGCCTAACTCTGATATAGCCACGTTTTTATAACCACTATCATTAACGACATCAATTTTGAAAGATACAGTTCTTGCGGTCATTTCTGTATTTGTAAAAGTTTCAAAACTTGTGCTTGCTGTGCCTGTTTGACTTTTAGCAACTTTGAATGTAACTGTTGCACTTTCTCCTGAATCACCAGATCCAGTAAAAATACTTTCAGGCCATGTATCTATAAGATCTGTGTAGTCATCCCATAAAGTAATTGTATTAAAACCAGATTTTTTGATATGTGTATCAACTTCAAACCTAAAAGCAGCACCTAAATCTATATCATTAGCATTAAAGGTATAGTCCCCTGTATCAGATATACCACCAGTTACAAGATCTAAACTTGCAAAAGTTTCTGTGGCCGTTGTTAAATTATTAAAATCAGTCAATGAGTCAAAATTAGTACCACTTGTAAGAATTAACGCATTTAGTGAATTATCTTTCACCATATTTGTTTTGTTTCCAGAAAAAAGTGACTCTTCTCTTACTGATACAGTTTTATCATCAGTGGCTATTAATTTATTTACAACAATAGAGGTTGCAACTGCTGATTCATTATCAGCTGAATCAATAAATTTAAGTAAATATTCACCATTTTGATAATTATTTATAGTTATTTCTGTTGCGCTTCCATCGACATCTTTTTCAAAATCTGCATTTGCATAAACACCAGATCCATCAGTACTGGTATGATATTTCACTCTTACTAATCCAAAGTTTAAAACATCCTGATCTTCTGAAGAATCAAATCTTAAAACTAAATCTTTTCCGCTTTCTACTGCTCTTAAATTTTGTACATTACCAATAGATCTTGTTGTACCACTAGCAATAAACGTAGTTTCAGAGGCATTTACACTTGCAAGTTCATTTGAAGAAATAGACTTAATTGAAAATTCATAAAAACCCGCTGGATTATTATTTATAATAAATTGATTTGAAAATATATAACTTACAAAAGGTCCATTGCCACTTTGCTTATAACTAATTTGATATTTTTTAGCCCCATCAACATAACCAAAGTCTAAAATAAGTCGACTTGTAGCTTTTCCATTCACTCTTATTAATTCTTCTTGAATATTATAAATCGGTGGTGAGCCTATTGTATCTAATAAAGTTGTCGGATCTCTTCCAATTCCATTTCCTAAATCAAGAGTATCAACAAATGTATATTTATTATCATCATAAACAATCGCAGTAATTAAAAAAGTAAAATTTGAATTTTGTTTAATGTTGGAAATTCTAAATTTTCTATGTTGAATATTGCCAGTTTTCACCGCCCAAACCGTCCCAGCTTGGGGCAAAGTATCTAATGATGAAGATAATGTAATAGTACTTCCGCTTACTGAGTCAATTGTTCTTTCTTGTAGTCCTCCGTTTTTATCAATAACTAAAAAATTATCACCAGCTATCCCGACTGTCGTATTTGTACTATCATCTACTACTAAAACCGTTGCACTTGTAACCGACTTGATTCGGCCACTAGCTCTAAAATTTTCTTTTAACCTATCAGCAATTTTAATTATCATAAATGGTTCTAGCATTGATGCAGCTTCTATACCGCACTCAAAATTAACAACCTCACTTTCAAGTAAATTTGTGTATAAAATTGATCTGCCAAGTCTTATGGCCTGTGATCTATCTGTAGTAAATAAGGCTTGAATATTGGTTTGATTTAAACCATATTTGCTTTCATCTGAAAAAGCAGAAATATCAGGAATTTGATCTGCACTAACAGAAATTTGATCCAACTCCTGAATATTATTATTGAAATAAGTAACATTTACTTGAGTATATTTTTTATCTTTATCTATTCCAGAATAATTAAATTTACCATTAACTACATTTGCATTGGTAAATAAATAATCTGTAGTTGTTTCAGCTTTATCTAAAGCAATTTTTATACTACCATTTCTATAGTAAACAGTAGCCCTCATAAGACCAGCTATTTGTTTTATGAGATCTAATGCTTTGCGCCTTTGATTAATTACACCATTGAATGAATATCTTGGAGTGTTCTCACCTGTAACAGGTGTTGAACAATATTGACTTGCAGCAAAAAAAGATGCCTTGTCAATTTTTGCCTCATCAATACCTAAGCCATAATCTTGAGTTAATAAAGCATATAAAATCCATGCAGGGTCACTTGTCCATCTTTTTTTTGTTACGTCACTATTCAAATCGCTGAAAGAATAACCTGTAGGATAAAGTATTCTACCGTTTGAACTATCAACAGGGACAGTTCCATTATTAGTTCCTGTTGGAATTTTTATCTTAATTCCCCTAATTAAAAACTGCCTTTGAGGAATATTAGGAAATTGCTCCGCTGAATAACGTAAGCCTATATAAGCAGACTTTGGAAATGTTGCAGTTGTTGGGTTTGCTGGAATCAAACTTTGCAACCTTGCAAATGTAAATTCAGTAAATCTTCTTGTTCCCTCTTCATAAACATTAACTCTTTTTGTATCTCGACCTTGTTTAAGATCTGCAAAAGGATTACGACCTAGTGTTGCATTAGATCTTAATTCTTGATCTCGCCTTAGTACTTGAACTTCTAGTGGGAAATTATCGCTTATAGTGGTGTCATTGAGTAAAATAGCTGCTGGGATTTGAAGTTGATAATCTCTTGCGTAAGCTCCAACTGAAATTGATGCTATTTGTGGTGGATCGTGTTGTAGTATTTGAACTCCATTTTTGTTTAAAATTCTAAAACGTATAAAAACTGCACCTGATAAAAGATCAGTTATTGGTCTATTTCGAAATTCGCCTTCAGTAATATGTAAACCTTGAGAGCTTCCATCAAAAGGGTGTAGCTGTCTTAAACTTGCCCAACTTAAAGTTATAATCACATGAGTTGGCGTGTCATCTTTAGTTTGCCCTGCTTGAACTGTTCCAGTTACTTTATTTGCTTCCATATCTCCATTATTTTTTACAGTAGCTGGTGTCAAAGTTTCAGATCGTCTTAAAGTATCTATTCCTGTCATTATCTGTTGATTATCTGCGCCCACTCTTAATGCAAGAGAAGTATTAATAATAGTTTCATTACCACTTGAATTTCTTATAGCTTTTCCATTAAGAAAAATATCTCGTTGTGCTAATTCAATATATTCCCTTTCATCAGGTGTAAGAGTTGCAACATCATTTGCTGGTGAAGGCCCTAAAAGTGAGGTCGGGATAGATTTACCGTTAGCTGATGGTGTAGCAAAACCTTCAATTTCAGCACCATCACAAACTAAATCTAAAAAAGTAAAAAATTGTACTGCTCTTATAAAATTATCAGGTAAATCTTCACTTAGACCCATTTGGTCAACGAGTCTGGTGTAACTGTTAATTTCTCTTGCCATAAATTTATTTCATTTAGATATTTCTTACTTCTACTGTATCAGCGGAAGCACTTATGACCACTGAACCTACTAAAAACTCACCAAAAATTAAAGGGGCAGCACCACCTGATTTTGTTGTATTTGTAGTTGCGCCACTTATAAATGAATTAATCTCTGGGTCGCTTTGTATCTCATTACTTGATGGTGGAGTTGGGGCAAGTAGATCAGCCAAAAAACTCAAACCACCAACAACAAGAGCAGATGTTAATGCTGAAGCTATAGTTGCACCTTGAACAAATAAACCGCCTACAAAAGTACTTAAAAAAGGTAAAAAGAAAACATTGCCACTTACAACAGGTATTACTTTAATATCACCCTCACCATTTATAACCAAATTTTTAAAAGTTATATCAACATCATTCATGACAACGCTGTAACAAGCCTGATTTAAGTGTTGATGACAGTTAGGATAGTTTACTTTTATAAAACTATAAACTTGATCCACATTTGAAACATTAGCTTCAAATTCTTTTACTCCTGACAGTTTTCTTAATGGCCCATAAAGTTTTATTTTTCTAATCATAATCTGTCTCCAAAAAACACCAGTTATCATCTTGTATAGAATAAATATACCAATCCGTCATGTATAAATTGCAATTTTTAATATCAGCTTCAGATGGGTCGGCATTGCCTTCTACATGAGAGTGAATAATTGCAAGTATGTCAGCACCAGTATCTTCACAAGCTGCATAATCTAAAGGATCTATAGCAAAAGTCACCTCTTCTTCTACATGAGAAACTATATTTTTACAAGGATAAAAAAATTCATTTCCTCCTCTTTCAACTAAAAAACCACAACCCTCAGCTGGCTGACAATCTATAAAATGTTTTTTAGCATCTTCTTTCCAAGTCATACAAACACAAAAGTACCTGTAGCTGGAAATCTGTCTTTTGTTATTTGCTTTCTCGGTAAAAACAGATCTTCAAAATCTATTGTATTCACTAATTCAAAAGCACATATTTCATTATTTTCAGTTATTTTTTTATTTATTTGATATTTATGTTGTTCTAATTCCATATTAGGGTTAGGTGTTCCAAAGGGATTTGTATTGTTTGAAAAGTTATCAGCATCTAAAAAACGAGCCATTGTTCTTATTCTGACTACTTCAGCTTTTTGTAAATCATTAAAAGGTGTTATTTGATTTACTAACTCTAAAATTGTGGAAATATTGCCGACTGTATTAGCAAAAGAAATTGTCGGTCTTGCCATAACTGTGTTATCACCTGTTTCAAAACCATCTATATCACAAGCAATTGCTGTATAAGTGTTATCTTGCCATTTGATGTCTGTGCTGATTTCATTTGTCCCATTGTGAAATCTATAAAGAGTAGTTGCAGTTGTATCAGTTGAACTGTAATGCAGCCCAGATACTAAATTTATCTGGAATAATTCAATTATTGAAATATTTTCTAATTTTTGTAACTGCTCAATAGGAATGGTCATGGTTGAAATACCTCCTCAAATGTTGCTGATATGGTAACTCTATTCAAATATACATTTGTTCTACTATATCTATCACAAATAAATGTTCTTGCAGTGCTTGTAGCTGGTGGTGTAAATGTAAAACTTTCACTATTTTTTGCCCTTGTATCGAAAAAGTCTAAAATTTTATCTCCATCAGCAACAGAAACAACAAAAGATAAATTGTAAGATTTAGGATTTTGATTAAGGCCAAACGTATTGCGTGACTTAAAGCCGTCCCCAAATTGCACTGTGATAATTCTTGGTGATGCGTTTTCTACAGAGCTATAAGTAGGTGTTGTTGCACCTGTAGTTGTCCCAACATCATTATCATTGAATGTAGCCATTATCTCAACAAACCTCCGCTGCGTTTTTGTTTGATAATTTCAGCCTGAATCGCAGTAGCAATAGCTTCACCAAATTGCTGGCCATCACCATCGCTCTGAACAGATGAACCAGAGGCATCTACATTAATACTAATATTATTTGTAATAGAGGAACCACCAATCTTATCGTTTGGAATAATAGTACCTGATCTGGAAGGAACAAACAATTCTGGCCCTCTCTCACCGACTAAAGATGGACGACCAACTGGCGGTCTGCCACCTTCAGCAAATGAACCAGCTTTTAACTTCATAGGAATACCTGTTGCCTTTGAAGCTGCTCTGCCTAATCTCATAGAATCTGCAGATACTTTTGTAACGCCACCGCCACCGCCACCTAATATCCCACCTAAAGCATTTCCTATAAAATCACCAATACCAGCAACTGCTCTCTCAACTGCCACTTCAATTAGTTTTCTCTTTAGTTTATTTAATACATTTATTGCTGCTTCCGCCAAAGTTTGTGTACCCATCACAGCATCTGTTAAATTTTGCACAATTCCTTCTTCTACAGCTTTTCCAATTTCCATAAATCGTTCTTTTAATTTTTCTGTTGCATCTTGTTGTTTTTTTATTAGTTCTGCTGATTTCTCCTTCTCTTCATTTTGTTTTTTTTGCTCCTCTGTTATCTTTTCTTCTTCTGCTAAAATTTCTTGTCTTTTTTGTAGTGCCTTAATATCATTCTCAATCGCTTTTCTTTGTCTTTCAAGTGATTGTTCTGCTCTGCCTTTTGCTTTTGCTAATCGCTTATCTATTTCTTTGAGTGCCTCTTGTTGTTTTTTTAATGCTTTTTCTACTTCCTCTCCAGAACCCTCAGTGATAATGCTTTGAAACTCTTGTGCCTCTCTTCTTGCTTTCATAAATGCGGTTGTAAGACCACCAACAGCCAAAACCAATAAACCTATTCCAGTTGTTGCTATAGCAACTTTTAACGCACCAAGAGCTAAAGTAGTTGCTCCTATTCCCTTTGCTGCCAATAATCCAGCGGCTTGCATACCAGTCAAACCTCCAGAGGCAATAAGACTAGAAACACCAACAGCATTAAGTTTTACAAGTAAAGCTGTAAAAGCACCTGTGACAAGCGGGATACCAACAGCTAAAAGTTTTGCAGCAACAGCTATCTTTGTAATTAATATTGCAGCTTTGCCAGCGTCTGAATTAGAAAACTCCAAAAGTTTATTGATTAATATTGTTAAATTTTTTGTTACTGATTCAACTGCTGGCCTTAACTCATCACCAAATCTTCTTGAAAGATCCTCAGTTGCATTGCTAAAGTTTTTAAATACTTGAGTAGGATCATTTGCAAGTAATTCTTTCAAAAAACCACTGCCCTCTTTTCCGATTCTTCCCAAAGCTCTCAGCACAACATCACTGGTTAATTTGCCATCAGCAGCTAATTTTTTAAGTTCACCTATAGTTACTCCAAGCTCTTCAGCTATGGGTGCAAGAACAGTCGGTACTTGCTCTGAAACACTCCTAAATTCATCACCAGCCAGCCTTCCTGAGCCAAGAGCCTGAGCTAGTTGTCTAAATGCGTTTGATGATTCTATTGCTGATGCACCAGCTAATTTGGCGGCAGTGTTAAATCCAAAAAATACAGTTTTTATATCTTCAACTGATGTTCCAAGTGGTGCTAATCTCGCTGTTATATCTGTAACCCCTTCCAAAGCTTCAGTTGCACTAAGGCCAAAAGCTTTTTGTGCATCTGTCGCAATCTTTTGTGACTTTGCAAAATCCCTACTGTTTTTTGTTAACAACCTTAATCTGACGTTTAATTTTTCAAATGTTGCTGATGTTTTTACCGCTTGCCTTCCAATTAAAGCTATACCAGTTGCAGCAATCGCACTTCTTAAGCCATTGAATGATCTCTGTAATTTATTAGTCTGATTCTGAACACCATTTAACGCCCTTGTAGCTCCACTCGCATCAACTCTTAATCTAACAACTGCCTCTGCCACAAATAAAAAAGCCTTTCTTCTATATTACCTTGATTTGTGTTTTTGTCGTTGATATGCCTTTTTTTCTTCGTCAGTCTTTACTTCGTAATAAGCAGCCCAATAAATAAGCTCTGCTTCCGTCATATTTTTTCTAAGCTCATCTAAAGTTTTACCTAATTCAACTGCGAGGAATAGTTCAAATCTTAACCAACTATCCTCTTTTAATCTTTTTTTGCTGTTTCTATATCAAGTTTAATGTCATGCAAAAATAGCTCTAAATCATTTAAAACTTTTTCTGGTAATAATCTTTGGAGTCTAGGAGCATCTGACATATCAAAGGCTGGACTGCCATCTTCTTTTTCTGCCATTTGGCAAAGTAGTTGAGTAGATACAGTGAGAGCTTCGTCTGTTCCAGCTAATTGCTGTGCTTTAACTCTTGCATATCTTGTTATCGGTTTGAAATAAAGAGTAGTAATTAATTTACCTTTAGAATTTTTTAAATCAAACTTTTTTCTTGCAGTCATTTCATCTTGAAACGCCCCAAGAATAACGTCTGCGGTTCTTTCAGTTGCCATAAATAAATGCGAAGAATTTTACTTTTAGATTGCTGATGTAATTGTGCCAGATGGCTTGAATGTGATGTTGATTGTGCTTACATCACCTATAGCTGAACCCTGCTCAAAATTTGTTATAAGGCCGCTGAAGCTGATCTTTTTAGTTCCGCTTGCACTATCAGGAAAAAGCTCAAATGATGCTGTTGCTGGGTCGCCAGTCGTTAAAATGCCGTCCATAAAAGTTGCAGTCTCACCAGAGGCAGCGTTGTCATATTGAAGAACAGCAGATCCCTCACCTTCAATAAGTCCACCAACAAAAGATTTGAAAGTGTCACCTTGAACAGTTGTTTCTTGGGTATCTTTGGTGATAGACATAGACCACTCCTTAGTGCCTAAAACTGGGTTAACTGAGGAGCCGCCATCATCAAATTTGACTTGCCCCACATCACCTTTTACAGCAGCCATAACATAAAAAAGAAATATTTATAATTATATTAACCTTTTTTCTGTAGTTTTTCTATTTCTTGAATTAGTTTGTCTTTAGATTTTCTTTTATCTAATTCAATTCCAAGCTCTCTACCTTTTTTTTCAAGTTCATCTTTTGATAAATTTTGCAGATTTTTTTGTTTTTCTAAATATCGTCTGCATTGATGATCCCAGTATTGTGGTTCCCTTCTGCCCTTGACTGCTTCAATAGCGTCAAGCATTTCTTCTGTAATTTCAATCATGGTGTTAGTGCCTCATATAATTCAAATGTTATTCTAATCTGTGTCTGAAATTTTCCCTCTGGAGTAGATTGAAATATCTCAGGCCCTACTGGTGGATCAAATCGAACATCAGAAACAGTTATTCTATTAAATAAATTTCTAAGTCTTTGAGCAATAGCAAAGTTTGCCCCTGCTCCTAATCCCTGCTCTGTATAAATATTAAAAGTAATAAGACCCACAACAAGATTAGTTGCTGTGGTGGCTGAATTAGGTGCTTGCTGTGTAAGGTATTCACTTGATCCAAAGCTAGTAACGCATTGAATATATTGATCGACAGTAGAGGCATCAAAAGGGACATTATTAAAAACCAAAGGTATTATTGGGCCTACTCTAAATTCATCATTTAATCGTTTTTCTATGGTTGCTCTAACTGTATTTAAATTTGTAGCTGCCATTTTTTACCTCCCGAATTGTCTTAAAATATATGTTTCAAGTTCTTTTCCAATAAGCTCAGGAAAGCCAGCAACAGTGTTTTGTCTTGTTCTATATTGACCGCCCCATGATGGCGGTAGGTTTACACCAAAACAAACAGGCTCTGCATAAACAACATTGTTTGTAATTAAACCTATAAAACTTTCTTTGTTTCTTGTTGCAGTTCTTAAAGGTATTTTTGTTTGCCATGCAGTTCTTAATCTACCAGTATCAACTGGTGTTGCCTTTTTAACTCTTTTTGTCCATTCAAGAGTTGTAGCTTGAACAATATCAATCACTTTTTCTTGAAAGAAATCGTCCATTTGAGTTATCTCAATTCGTCTAGTCATAATTACCTCAAGAAAATGTCAAAGCTGATAGCTGTATTATCTTGCTCATTTGTATTAATTTGAACCACTTTATATTCTGTTCCGCTTATAACCACCCGATCAAATGTTGTTGGAGTAAAAGTTATATCACCAGCAGATATAGTAAGTCGTTTGTCCTGACTAGAAACTAGGTCAGTAACCTCAGACCTTGTCACGTTGCTCACGACACCCTTTATACTGACATCTGTTTTGACTTCACTCATTGAGCCGCTGGTTGGGTTGTATATTCCAGTCGTCACTCTTCTATAAGTAATATCGCCACCAAGAGCTTTGATTGTCTTGGACGCTGCTTTTTTTAATGCGTTTGCAATGCTCATAAACGGTAAGCAATAACAGCGTCACCACTTGCAACTTGAACGCTTGTAATTACGCCACATATTTCTGCTGAATGGTGCAAAGGTATCCCAGAAATTGTTGAAGATGTGTTCTCTGTGATGTTTTCAGCAACTAGATCAACAGTTGAATTTTTTAATGCAACAACTTTTCCAAATCTACCAGTAAATGCCTGAGTATGATCTGTAATGATTATTGCTGATGGATAGTCGTAGCCGTAGCCCATTTTCATGACCTCTTGATTTGTAAGTTTGCTCTTCCACCTATTCTAATACCCATTAAATAGTGGTCAACGATTGGTGGAATCCTATCAATGCCCACAGCCCCATAAAATCTGGGAGTGACGTTTAAATTCCCAATATTAACTGAGGCAAAGTCCTCAAGCCCACTTAGTCCCATACCGTCCTTATTGTTGTTTAAATAAACAGCAAGAACAATCTGTGCGTGTTTAACTCGATCTGGAATCTCAGTGTCAAGGTAATAGTCTGCAACTAATCTATTTGGAAAGCTTAAGCCATATAGGTTTGTATATGTGTCAGGTTTCCTTACTCCTGATCTTGGCCATTCAAGTGCCTGTGTATCGGCAACTCTAGCTCCCAAAAACTTCTCACGATCAATTCTCTGGGTTGAAGTAAACAAAGCCCTGTTTTTTTGATCGTCAGTGCTACTAGCCCATGCAGTCACGTCATCAGATTCAGTCAGCCCATCAATAAAAGCTTGAGCTTCAGTCAATGTGACATAACTATTAGCTGTCGCACTACCGACTGTCGCTACTATTGAGATCGCCATTTGCAGATACCTTTTGTGACTTGCGTTTTGGTTTTGGCTTAGATGTGGAAACTGAAGCCGCCTTTTGAGCAGCTTCGTTTTGTTCCCTCATACGCCTAAAAGCGTAAATTGACATTAACTTGAAGCACCTTTTAGGGCAACAAAGCTAAGGACAATCGCTTCAGACTCAGATCCACTTGTCAAATTGGTAACAGATATTTTAAATGATCCGTCAGCAATCAAGTTGGCTTGTGCCATGTATGCTCCAGCAGTACCGCCAGAACTATGGTTTACAAGAACAACATCAGTAGATGAGATTTTGCTGTTTGTGACAGTGAAGCTGACTTCTGCTCCAGCACCTAAAGCCGCACCGTTCATGGTGATCTGGCCAGACTCAGCATTTAAAGTCACACCTGTTGACTTGTTAGATGCCTGAGTTACAGTGCCGCCTGTTGTTGGGCCGATTAATGAACCAGCAGTTACATCAAATAAAGATGACATAATAAGTACCTCTAGTCGTTATTGCTCACGACTGTCGCCCTGACAATCCCGATATTTTTCAATTCATAAGTTCTCGACCATGAACCTACTGTCTCCAAAACTGTTCTGCTTGGGTTTACTGTTGAAACAGCATACTTAAGACCTACAGGGTGATAGATGTAATGGAGATCCACTGCCATTGCTTCCTCAAGAGCAAGAATGTCTCTATCTGTCTGTGTTCTTATTGGAGCCTGTTCGCCTGTAACAACTGCTCCGTTTTGGAACATGAACACGCTGTATTCCGTTGTAGCTCCAGTTCCTGTTGTTGGAATGTCGTCCGAAACGATTATCCGAAGCCCCATAAATGTTGGCACTGCTGGATTTCCAAATGCGTTCTGGATAGAACCACCTGACGCTGTAGCACCACCACCATTGATGTCTGTTGCTGCAACAAAGTCAACTGCTCTTCTTTCTACCAAGTCATAGTAACAACGGCTATGCATTGCAATTGTTGTAAGCTTGCCACCTTGATCGCCAAGTAATGACTGAGCTTTTGCAACGTGTCTAGGACTCAATGCTGTAGGTGTATCACCTGATTCAGAGTCGATTGTTAGATCAAACAATGCTGAAGCACTTGAGTTGTTATTGATAGAACCAAATGCACCAGTCAAGCAAGAATATAGATCCTTTTGTTTCTGGTTGTTGACGTATGCAGCCATCTTTTGTGCAATAGCAGCCATTGGATCTGTACTGCTTCCAACAGCAAGACTAGCTAAATCTCTCGCACTGAACGCACGTCCTCTGTGGAGTACGGCTGCAATTTGATCGCCTGTAGTGATCTTTGCTGGAGTTAATGATGTTGAGTCTGTTAAAACTTCAAAATCACCTGATAAGTTTGCAGAATATGATGGGATCTTTACAAAGTCGCCACCTCTTTCTGCTGAAAGATTTAATTCAGCCAAAGGTTGCACAACCCCACTTTGAAGAAAGCTATCTGTCTGTGTAGTAGCCTCAATCAAATAGGGTGTAAACACCTCTGGAATGATTAAATCACTGCGAACTGTCGCCATGTGAATTAATAAGAATGTTTACTTCGAGGCACAACCTCTGACATGGCACAACCACGTTAGTTATATACTAACCTGTAACTGCGTTTTTGAGCATATTATATTTATTAATATCTGTTCTGTATAACCTAGCTTGCTCTGTAAGGTTGAATGACTCCTTTGCAAATGGGTTTTTATCTGTTGCAACAAACTCAGTCTGTACCTTTGTTGTCGTAGCTCCACCGCCTTGAGGTCTTGGATTCTTTTGAACCCATTGAGGCATTTGAGACATGGCCCACTCTTTGACTGGTGTTCTGTTATACCCATCAACAACTACAACTGTGCCGTCTGCTTCCCTAGCAAGCTGATCCTTGCTTATACGACTCAAAACATATTGAGGGTCGTGTACAACATCAGCCAGTGCTGTTACTGCTGGAGCTTCAACTTCAAGCTGTCTCTTCTCAGCTAATAACTGCTCAATCTTCTGTTTCTGGAGTTGCTCTGCCTCTCTGTACTGAGTTGCTAGTTTTTCTGTAGCCTCTTCATATCTGCCTTTTGCCTCAAGCTCTTCCTGTTCTTTTTTCTGCTTGAAAGCAATCAAAGCATTTACATCTACATCTTGAGGAACAGCTTTTGCAGCTTCTTTAGCTTTCTTGTAATCATCTAATATTTCACTATTAGATTTTCTTAGTCTTTCAACTTCAGCTTTCAACGCAGCTACTTCCGCTGAGTTATCAGGCTTGATTACTTCGTCTGCCATAAATAAAAAATTTACAATTATTCACAATCTTAGCTCCACTTTTCTCTGTTCGCCCAAAATGCCGCTGACATTTTACCTTTGGCAATATTTTTTGCGTGTCTAGCCTTGAAACTCTTGCGTTTTGCCTTATCTGCCTCTGATTCGCCCTTTCTTGGCGGTTTATTCTTGGCTCCCTGCATACCAAACCTGATGAGTTTGACCTTATCGCCTTCTTTTGCCAAAACAACGTGACTCTTTGTTGGGTGTGATGGGGTTCTTTTTGGTTTATTAAAACCAGCTAATCCAAATCTTTTGAGTCTAGGATCACTCATTTGCCTTTCCTCTTCATTGCCATATTGTGTGCCTCGGTAAATGAAACCCCTTCTCTCATCTTACGTTTCATATATTCCATGTGAGCCTTTGTGTGACCATGAGCCTTCTGGTGCTTTGCAAGTGTGTTCTTTTGTCTGGTAGTCAGCCTCACTTCTTTTTCCTCAACAAATCAGCATCTGCTTTTCTTGCTCCACCTTTTCCAGAGATAAAGCTATTGACTCTTCCCATAGCCCATGCACCCATAGGAACATTTCTTGATCCACTAG